TTCAGAAAATGACGAATAACTAAATTCATCCCTGAAACGACTCTTAATAACTTCATTGAACTCTTCGTCAAGTGTGAAGTTGACATAGAAGTCCATAGACTGTAAGTATTTATTGATAAGAGAATTAAAGATAGGAACATACTTATTGATTATCTGCTTTTTGATACCACCATCTCTAAGTAACTGGTGTACCACAGCATACTCATCTAACTTTTCTGATACTTTAGCACAATCCTTTCTAGTTTTCTCTGCATCCTCCATGAGGACATCTAATATATTATCCTCTGCCTTGATGTTAGGAGTATTTGATTTCAACTCAATTATTTCCTGCTCAAGTTTCAAGGATTCTTTTTGTATTCTAATTACATTACTCTGTATACCATTGATAGTAGTACGTAATTCATATAAAGCATGACTTAATGTATCATACTTTTCAATCTTTTTGGTAACTGCATTAATCTTTTTAGTAAACCCTTTGGATTGATCCACATATTCTTTTTCCTTTTGTGATAAGGAATCACATTTACATTGACGAAACTCATCTTCAATCTCCTGAGTGCAAGTGGGACAGACTTTATTGTCAGTAAAGAATTTATAATCCTTCTTCACATCAGACAACATTCGTTTAACTAAGGTCTGACTATCTCTCAATTCAAATAATGTATCCTTATTATCACCCATCTTCTTTAACTTTGCTTCAGACTTAGCAGCCTCAGCAGTCTTAAGTTTAACTTCTTGCTCTAAGTCAAGTAGAGATTCTTGGTTTAAATCTAATTGTACAGATTTTTCTTTCTGTCTATCCTTATTGTTTGTTACCATAGCATCCAGCAACTTCATTTGTGCCGCCACCTTCTGCTCATTCATTGCCATAAGATGCTCACAATCTTTGGCTTGCTCTACTGCTGATTTAATTCTATCTTTCAATAGCATATTCATGCTAGAGAATATCTTTATGTCCAGTAAATCTTCGACAACCTCTCTACGATGACCTGCTTGTAGTTGCATAAAAGGAACAAAAGTGCTACTTCCCAGAATAACAACCTGAGTGAAGCTCTTGTAATTAAGCTTGAGAATAGATTGTTCAAGGTATTTTTGTGTATCTTTAGTTGCAGCATCTTGATCTATTAGCTTATTATTCTTGTACAGTTCAAATATATTTGGCTTAATTGCTCTGAATACTCTATACTCATCCTTCCCTATACTAAACTCTACCTCTACCTTTGTGCCCTTTTCATTTATACTATTAATCAACTGTGACTTTGTGATTTTACGAAAGGGTTTATTGAATAAACCAAAGCACAGAGCATCTAAAATGGTTGACTTTCCAGAACCATTGTGACCAATAATAAGAGTTGACATACTGTGGTCTAGTTTGACCTCAGTCCAACGGTCACCCGTGGAAAGAAAATTCTTCCAACGGATATTTTCAAATGTAATCATTTAGTTTCTGGTGGAATAACCAAGTCGTCTTTAGTAATTACTGTGTATAAGTATCCTCTGTTATTGCAATTGACTTCAACAATTTCTCTGTCCATTTCTAAAACGTCCAGTTCACCATGTCCATCTGCTTCCAATAAATTTTGGTATCTTACTACATCATCTTCCTCTTCAAAAAGATGAACAGTCTTAACATTATCTTTGTTAAAGACTGCATAGACACCACCCGATTTTTTATCTGTTAGCAGATACATTAAAGTTCACAAGCCTCGACATACAATGATCTTAATATAGATTTGACATTAGAAGAATCAACTTTTAATTCTACCTCGTCTATGTATTTATCGAGAAGTGTCATGGTGTCTTCGGTTTCCAGCACTTGAGTGCTTTCCTCAAAGGTTAGATCTTCGACTATCTTTAAGTCAGCCAGTCCTTGGTTTTGGAGTTGACTAACGTTATAGTCGAATTTCTGGTAGTCCCCTTTATCTTCGACGATAAGTTTGACAAACGTGCCCTCTAAGTTATCGGGAATCTCTACTCCATTATTATAGTAGAGCTTATGGAACATGTCAAATGGATTCCTATAGAATGTTGTCTTCAACGTATCTGTATCGAATACATGGAATCCTCTCTTGGATCCATAATCATTCCAATAGAGTTGATAAGGATTACCAAGATAATATATGGTACCATCATTAGACTTCTGATGATAGTGTCCTGAGAATACTTTTTTAAACTTACCGAATGGAGACTTGTCCATTCCAAAATCCATCACATGACCTGGATGAGCTTCAAAACCATTAAGCTCAAGATGCCCCATACAGACAGAAGCACTACTGCTTTTGATTTCTCTAAGTATGGATTCTTTGTTCTCATCACATATCCAAGGAATAAGAAGTATGTCAGTATCACCGAAACTAATAGTGGTAGGGGTGTCAATGACCTCGAAGTTTTTATAAGCTCCAAGTAATTCGTTGGGTGCATTTACCCTAAGTGTATTTTTATAATAGATGTCATGGTTACCAATCATCATGTAATGCTTGACACCTAATTCATCCAGTGGATCAAACCACATCTCCTTTGCTGCTTCAAGAGATAAGTAATTGATAGACCTTCTCTTGTCAAAGGTATCTCCCAAATTTATAACAGTATCAATATCAGATGCTTTAAGGAAAGGTACTACTATCTCTCCGTAAAATTTCCTGTAATGATCAATGAATGCTTGGTTATCATTTCGCACTCCAAAGTGCTGGTCGGTTATTAGTAAGACCTTCATCGTTTAGAGTTTATAGCAATGCGAGACTTAATTTGATTATACTCTGCTCCTCCGTCTCCGTCAACCGAGAAGACTTCATCGTATCCAGACTTCTCTAAAATCTTTTCCTTTATATCCAATTGACGTTTCTCCTTAGCAATACGTCTTAGGAATGCATAGTAAACTATCTGTGTAAAATATGCAAAAGGATTTTTACTCTTTGCTGGATCAAAATTATCAATGTACTGTATACAATTTTCTATCCCATCACATATCATATCATCCTTATACATGTAATTGATAAAGTTTGGACGATAAGATAAGTGCGTAGCAATCTTTAGAAAGCACCCACCGATGTATTCACTAACCTTTGGTTTAGGTTTGTTATTGATTTGAGCAATCTCTACATCTTCTTTATATCGGATAACCGCAGCAAGCAGTTCTTTATTATCTACATAGTGCTGCTTCTTTGCTTTAGGTGCCATATAAAATTACTTTTTTTGCCTCTTCTATTGTAACAGGGGTTGACAAGATTGTCAATCACCATTAGACTCAACACTGTCAGGGTTGGAAGGGAGGTTATATAGTTTTTTAAAGAGAGTCCTTGCGTCTTCGATCTTACCAAGGTATCCCATTTCCCTTTCTAATTTTATCTGTTTTTTAGGGCGGCGACCTCCAAACTCTGTTGCTAGGAATGATTCATACAATAGCACATGCTGTTTGGACATCGTTGCTAGTGCTACAATATCTTTTTCTCTTACAATTATAAACTCTTCATCAGACATTTGCATCCAGGGGGCGAGTCCGATTCCTTTTGCCACCTTCCCCTCTTCTACATGTCTTGTAAAAACTTCAACACTTAATGGATCTTGTATAAAACAGATTGACTCACCTTCTTCATTATGAAGCACTGCCTTCCCTATTACCTCGTCGCCGTTAGTCAGCTTAAAGATACCATAGAAGTCTTCATCATGTTTGGCGTAGTTAATCATTTGGTTTTAGACGAACTTCATTGATTTCAAATTGAAACTTCTCCTCTTTGTAAATTTTGAATCTTTCATACAAATGACGTAACGTATAATTACTTCCTTTGTCAGTAGAAATGTCGTCAGCTATATCGTATAATGTTGCTTGCGATTTGTTCTCACCTTTTCTAAGTACCCGTCCTATAGATTGTAAGTTTCTTACTCTCGATTTAGACGGCGATGCAAAAATTACATTGTGTAGGTTTCTAATATTAATACCTGTAGAAAATGTACCATAGGATGCAATGATGATTGAATGGGATGATTCCTCAGTTAACCTTCGGACTTCTTCCCTCATATCAACATCAACACCTCCATGAATAAAATGAACAGGTGTATCAATACTATTATTTATCATCTCATATAGAGGCAGACCGTGCCTTTCTACATAGTTATAGAGGACTAAAGTATTACCTTTCAGGCTACAAGAGAGATTTCGGATAAATTTATTCCGTTGCTCATGCCCGATTAAATAATCAATTTCATCTTGATACCCCTCAAATAAAACTTCTTCATGTTTTAGAAGTACAATATTTACTTTGAGTTGTGCAAGATAACCTTGATTCATTAGTTGCTTAGTCCTAGTTACTTGGGAGCATCTACCAAAGACACCCTCAAGTACAAGTTGATTCACATTAGCACCATCTAAAGTACCTGTAAATCCAATTCTATACTTACAGCCATGCAACTTAGACATAAGCGTAGTAAGAGATTTGGATTTGAAAAGGTGAGCCTCGTCACCGATGACTACATCAAACCTAGAAAACCAGTTACGAGGTTGCTTATAAACAGATTGCCAAGTGGTAATTACGCAATCAGCTTCAGAATTTTTTTGTTCCCCCGCATATATTTTGTGGCAGTGTTTGGATGCCATCCAACCATATTCTTCAAAGTCTTTATACATTTGCTCTACCAGAGAGGTAGTCGGGACAACAATTAAAACTTTTCTTTTAACATTTACATGGAACCTAACCAATGAATAAATCATCAAAGACTTGCCGCTTGCTGTTGGGGACAGCAGGAGTCGCCTGTTGTATCGTAGGGATTCGTATATTGCTGAATATTGGTAGTCCCTCACCTTCACAGGAAGACGTAGTGCCTTCACAAATCCCACAACAGCCTCAGGAGTTATTAGGAGATTTTCTTCCTTTGGATCCCCAAATGTCTCAGAAGTCTCCAGAGAGTATGAGTAACCCTGTTGCTCAGCCCAGTCTGTAACATAATCAATTAGTCCACAATATATCTCACCTGTAGCTGGAGAGTATAGGTGGACTTTTCCATCCCATCCTTTATACCTCCTTGTCCTCTGCATATACTTTGCAGACTCTACTTCAAAGGAGAAAAATTCGGCAGCCTCTTGATGTATATGAGGTTCCGCTTTCACCTTTAAATAGACTTCGTTTTTCTTACTGATAAGGAGGTCCATAAAACCATGCTACAATTGATTCACGTAATCCTTTCGTTACTGGTTGGACTCTATGCCAAGTATCAGCAGGAAAGAAAATGGCCTGCCCCCGATTCAAACTAAATGATTTGTATCTTGGGTCAGTGCCTGGTTTATATATCTCCAAATCAAAGTCGCCACCTTCATACTCCTCATTCAAGAAGAGTGACATACTTATCTTTCTAACCATACCCTTAACAGGTTTGGGGTGTTGATCTACATGCCACCCATAGTACCCTCCTTTAGGATACAATCCATATTGAATTGGTTCAACACCCGTAATTTTAAAATTCCATCCAGCAGTCTTGTTTATCTGTGCAACCATCTTCATTAGCATGGTATAGAATAAAGGATCCTGTATCCATGTTACACTGCTCTTTCTTTTATCCTTTGTCTTATCAAACAAAGTGGCATCCTTCCATTCCAGAGTAGGATTCTTAATACATCCACTGACAACAGACATAGCGTCAACGTTGAATGTAACTACCTTGTGGGTAAGACCATAGTTCATTAGAAACCTGCTTGGAATTTCTGCCAGTCAATAGCATTCTTAATTTGGTATCCTCTGTTATTAATCTGCTTAAGGATACTCTCAATATAAGAAAGCATTGTTTCTAAGTAAGTAACTTTATATTTTAATTTGCATATATCATCATCTGCATCTATGAACATTCTAATTTCATCTGAAGTAGTTAACTTCAAATCAAATGGTTGAAATTTATATACTGATGACGGTGCTTTCCCCTTGTAATATACCCACTTCTCTTTTCTTAATTGATTTAATTCCAGCTCTTTTTCTCGCTTCATTAAGCTGAATGTATTGAAGTGCTCCATGTATCGTTGGTGGAGCTGTGGAATCTTTGTGGATTCCTCCTCGTATTTGTCAGGATTTATGTGGGAATCTTTCTCCCACATCTTCTGAATGTTCTCTATGTTCATAATATAAAGTCATGATTACCTTCTAGTCTGACTATTCTTATTCCTTACCTCGTATAACAGATACTTAAATGTTGCTGTTGCAGTTAAGAATTCATTATCACTTTGAGTCACATCAAAATCAATAGTGGATAATGATGTAGGGAACATATTTTTAAAGACGACATCGAAGTTTACTAAGTTATTGTTATTCAATACTTGTAGTGTACCATCAGAATACTTGGGATCCTGACCTTCTACAAATTGATTTGCTGTAACGAATGCTCTTCTCTCAGCAACATTATCTGGGACACCTAATGCTCTAATCCAATTATGAATCTCTATGTAGTTTTTGAGATCCTCATCAACGATAAAGTCAATTGAGAATTCACCATAAACTACATTTCCTTCCATTGGAATAGATATCCTACCTGCTGTAGGGATGTCAACCTGACCCAAACTGATGTCTGGTATTGCTGCTCTTTGACACAGGAACGAAGCCTTCTTTGCTTTATCCAAAGTGAATACAAATCCAATTGGAGAAAGAAAGTTTTTATTAGTTAATTGATCCTGA